GCCTACTGGATTTCCAGCAGAAGTAAATGTATCAAAAGCTTGGCCTCCCATAGTATCAGCCCCGCCTACATTACTAAATATTCCTCCATATCCTTTTCTTTGATCTTCTGCATATGTTTTACCTATCTCTTGACCATATCTTAGAGGATTAAATACAGTTTCTCCCTCAACTACATTTCCAAGACTATCTAATTTATCAACTTGACCAATATTTGAAAGTGCGCTTCCAAAGCCACCACCAATATTTTTAAAATCGCCAGAGGTTATAGATTGAAGTGCGCCATCTTTACCAAATACTTTTTGACTTCCACCAGCCATTACGGTCATGATGTCACCAAGACCACCTTCACCTTTAGCAAGTTTAAGTGCAGCAGCCCCTTTTTGATAAGTAACGGCAAAAGGAGTCCAAGGACCAGGTATAACAGCTGCAATAGGCGCTACTTTTTTAACAACCTTCTTAACGCTTTTTGCTAATTTTTTTAGAAAGCCAAACTCTGCTTGTCCTGTAATAGGATTGATAGACATACCTTGACCCACTTCATACTCTCTCGGATCCAAGCCAACTGCTTGCATTTCTTTCTTAATAAGTGATTTTGTTTTGTCTGATATGACTGGAGGAACGACCATCTCGCCTTTTGCAACGTGAGCCATAAAGCGATCTTCGTTGCGTCCTAAAGCTGCTAAGCCTTTTCCTGAGTTGTCTACTATATTCATTTTTAAATTTTACCCTATTCTTCTATACATTTTAACCAAAATACAAGTAAGTATCTGTTTCCTGATTCTACCGATAGGCCTCTATGCATATGGGTAAAGCTCGGAAATATTAGAGCGTGGCCTGTAGGTAATGGTTCAACTGTACCACGATTTAAAAACTCAGTCCCGCCCCCTTCGTACTCACCTGTATTTAAGGGGACAACCATACTAATGTCAGCGCTTGCATCATGATGCCAAGCACCTTGTTTTTTATCCTTTAAATTATAATTAGCTATTTGTATTCCGCCACCATTTACGTGCCTGTTCCAAATATTTAAGAATATAGGATTACCTATAGTATATATTGTTTGAAACAAAGATTGATAGATTTCTGGACAATTATCTTGAAAAGTTATTTCTGGTATTTGTCTTAAAGTATCTTCTTCTGGATTAGGTTGAAAACCATAAAAACTTTCTAAGTTTTGTATTTCATCTAACAATATAGAACAAAACTTTTGTGAAAAGAAAGGAACTGTATATACATCTTTTAACGGTTCTTTTATCACTTCATGTAGTTTTGTTGGTTTTGGGTTGTTACTTCCTTGATTGTTATAAAAGTCTATTATGCTTGGCAAAGACTCTTGGACCGCATTAAATGTTTCTTTTTCTATATACCAATCAGCAGGATGCTCAAGCAATATATTTTTAGTCTTATATTCGTTTTTTATAGCTAACTCAACCATTATTAAAGTTAGTGATGTTTATAGATATATCTCCACCTGTAATAATATCTATCTTACCTAATGATAATGTAGCTTCAAAACCAAAATTGTTTGCTCTTTCGCCTATATCAACCCATTTAGATCCTGTATAAACCTGTAAAACGCCTAAAGTAGTATTCCATATAATACTGCCTGGTAAAAAGTTAAATTGAAGTTTGTCCGCATCATTAACTTGTTGAGTGCTGTCAACATCAACTGCACCTAAGTTAATTTCTAAAATTCTTGTAAGTCTGTTAAATATATCGGGGCTAACTGAACCTACAGCAATTGGAAGTTGCGTTTGTAGAATCTTGCTCATCTCTTGCCGTCAGTTCTTACATCAATCCTTGTAGCTCCTAATCTCCACCCAATACCTAAATTACCGTTGTTTGCTGCATCATCATCTGACTCAAATCTTAAAACCATTTGCCTTGCTCTGCCCCTAACAAATGCCTGTTGAGTGCTTGCTTGTATAGAGCTTGTTGAGTTGACAGACAAAGAATCACCTGGATAGTTTCTTGTTTTAACTACAACATTTACAGATCCATCTTCGCTGTTATTTTGTAAAAATTTAAAGTCTGGAATAATTTTTTGTATAAAAGTAAATTGTTCTCCATCACCTAAATCAAAATCAGAACTTTCTATAAACACATTAGTCATAGGAGATCCGTCATCATCAAAGCCTAGTTCTTGTTGATACAAATACCCATTACTAACTGCTCTAGGATAATTTTCTATTCCAGCATCTAGCCAAGCTGTTCTACTTAATGACCCATAAAACCAAACATTTTCTGCATAATTGTAAATAACATACTTATCTATTTCATTACTAGAAGAAGAACAATAAAACCACCCTACTTCATTTTTATCTGCAATAGTAAAAGCATTAATTTTAAAAGATTGAGTTAAGTTAATATCAGAAAATACATAATCTTGAACGGTACAAGGAACTGTTTGCACACTACCGTTGTAAAGGTAAAAGTTATTGTAGCTCATCCAGAATACACCTTGAGGAGCAGTAACAGCTGCTTTAGGGCCAAGCAATCCTGTTCCCTCATTAATTAAATTAACTCCAAATGTAAATGGAGGGCCAATAAACTGCATACTATACAAAGCAGTATCGGTCCAAACCAATATTTCTTGCCTAGACTTAACGGCACCAATAATAGAGGAACCAGAAGATAATCTTAAAGATCCTGCTGTATTTGTTGTTTGAGGCTCAAAGTCTAAAGCATTTTCTTGATCACTAAATGCAATTAACATAGGGTCAACAGCTCCAGTTCTAACGCCTCCTGATAGGGGATCTGCACCCAATACAATTAAATGACGATCTTTTTCTGAAGTAATAACTTGTAAACCTACTGTTGGTACTTGATTAGCTCCAGCTGTAGTAGAAAGATTAACAGCTCTGGTTGTAACGCCGTTATTTTCAACCCATCTATATATTCCTCCACCTCTTTGATTAATAATTAAATCTTCTCCAAAGTTGTCATGAGTCCACAATCTAAGTTGATTAGTAGAAGATAATGCTGTTGCAGATCCAAAGGCTCCTTCTCCCCATCCATTTAAACCCCAACCAGTACCAGGCACATAAACATCCAGACCCACATTCAATTGATATGTGCCAACGGTTGATCCACCACCATTACCGCTATCGCTTGAATTAGCTGTTACTTCAGCTCCGCTAGTATCTTTAGCTTCAATTGTGTAAGAATTAGAATTTACGATTGTAGCTATTTGATATTCTTGATTAAGTACTGTAGCAGTAATATTACCGCCTAAAGACGCTGCTCCAGAAAAAGTTACAAAATCATTTTGTACTGCCCCATGAGCTGTATCAGAAACGGTAATTGTCGCATCTCCATCTCCAACTTTAGCAAAAGTTACGTCTCCAGCGCTGGTTGTAGATCTAATAGGAGTAACATCATTAAAAGAAGATCCTTCTTCTATATAGTATTTCCAAGTTGTACCTAAACCTAAGTATTTTGTTCCAGCTAATGCTATCCAAGGATGCAGCGCTCTACAAGTTCCTAAAAAAGTATTGTCATTATTTTTAGCCCAGCCACCAAATTTTTCAGGCCTGCCTTTTCTAAAACGAACAAGGTTGCAGTCAAACCAACCGCCCTCATTATCATAATCAGTACCTTCTCTGTTGATACCTGGTTTAAATATTGCTTTCTGTAACGTCATTTAATGATTCTAGTTTTGGTGTTTTATTTACATATAACAAAGTTTCTAATAAAGATTCTTTAGAATCTATTTTATTTAAACTGCCTATAGTTTTTGCGTATTCAGTTGAGTTGTTCTTTTTATCAACAGGAACAAAAATAACTTTATTTATCGGCAAAGCAACCAAACAGAAAAAGTCTATTTGACCGTCTCCATATCTTACCATTTTATTTTGTCTAGTGTTATTAGAAGTTCTTCGTCCAGATCTTATTTCCCAACGGTAATAATCTGTTTTTGCTCTTTTGTAAATTTTGTTTGTTGTTTTAACTTGAACTCGGTAAAGTTTGCCTTGATGATCAAGTATTAAATCAGACCTATGATTTGATGGAGACATAATAACTGAGTCGCAATATCTAAGCATGTAAGATGCTGCTAGATATTCACCAGCCAAAGCAATTCTAGCTGTAGAATGAGGCATAAGCCCTTCCTATAAATTTAACCGCTGTTAAACCTTACCCCATTCTTTGCCTTCAAACAATAAAGACTCAGCGTTTCTTCTTCTAACCAAACCTTCATTTACTTGTTTATTTACTTTATTCCATCTTCTCATTTGGTTAGGAACTTCTTCGTATTTACCCTCGTTTAAAACTTTTAACAAGGTAGAGCTTTTTAAATTAGCAGGCCCAAGGTTGTATACCCAAGACACCAAAGCATCAAACTGAGATTGATTTAAAGGCACTTTTACAAGAGAGTTTACATAATGCTCGTACTCATCCTCTAATTCTTGCCAAAGCATAAATTCAGCTTTTTCTTTAGACCAAACATCACCTTCTTTAACATCTTTGGTATGGCCGTATCCTATTGTCCAAACGCCTGCTGGACATTTATATGCAACTGCTTGACCGTCATCATTAACAGGCAAGCCTTCAAATTTTTTGATGATACAAAAACCTTCGTCTGAAGTATGCATTAGGTTCCGAATACGATTGTTACGAAAGCAATTAATAAAGTTCC